AGACTACTTCTCGTGATACTGCTATTAAGTATCTTGCACGTTATGGCAAGAAAGAAGGTCGTAATCGTAAAGATCTTCTCAAAGCAGTTCACTATATTTTATTAATGATGTATGCAGCAGATAAGGAAGATGCTGAATGAGTATGAAACATATTATGAGTACAATGAGTGAGTCTTCATTAACAAATGTCGTTGATGGTGACTCACAACCAAATGCAGTCGACTTGAGACTCGACAAGATCTTTGAGATTCACAACAGCCCTTTTACTATCTCAGAAGAAGAAAAAAAGCATCGTGGTTCTGTAGAGATACAACCTAACACAGAAGGTTGGTTCTACTTAATGCCTGGCACATATGAAATCGTGATGGAGAACATTATTAATGTGGGACCAAATGAAGCAGGATGGGTTATTACTCGTTCTACTCTTAATCGCAATGGTGTATTCATCACTAGCGGTCTTTATGACTCAGGCTATCATGGCGTCATGGCAGGAGCCCTCCACGTCACGACAGGTCCTCTCAAGATTCAAAGAGGAACGCGTGTTGGCCAATTCCTGTTGTTTGATTCAGAGTCGCTGAGTAAGTATGAAGGTAGTTACGGGCTCAATTCCGAGCACGACAAAAAGTATGGAGAAGCAAAATAATGGAAATTCAAATTGATATTGGAAAGCTACAGAAGCAAAAGCTATTTGTAGCAACACCTATGTATGGTGGTGCATGTAACGGAATGTATGCACGTTCTATGTGTGACCTTACAGCTATGTGCTTGAAGTATGGAATTGAGATGCGTTCCTACTTCCTGTTCAATGAATCGTTGATCACTCGTGCTCGTAACTATTGTGTCGATGAGTTCTTGCGTTCTGGTTATACACATCTGTTGTTCATTGACTCTGACATTGGATTCAACCCACAAGACGTTCTTGCATTGCTTGCACTCCAGACTGATGAGTCGGAATACGATATCATTGGTGGTGCATATCCTAAGAAGTGCATTACATGGGAGAAGGTTGTTCAGGCAGTCAACAAAGGTGTTGCTGATGAAAATCCTAACGTCCTTGAAGACTTTGTTGGTGACTTTGTGTTCAATCCTGTTATGGATGAAGGCGAGACATCAAAGTCAATCAAGCTTGATGAGCCTGCACAGGTGCTTGAACTTGGTACTGGCTTTATGATGGTTCGTCGTAATACATTTGAAGAATACTTGAAACACTATCCAGAGATCATGTATCGTCCTGATCACGTTCGTACAGACGCTTTCGATGGCTCTCGTAAGATTGGTCAGTATTTCCAGGCAGAGATCGATCGTTTCAATCCTGCAAAGGAATATGAAGCAATCTTGACTCGTATTGCTGATGGTGAGTCTGTTGACCCTGCAACGATTAAAGCTACAATGGATGCAGCAAATAAGAAGATTGAGACATCTTCTGAGCGTTACCTGTCAGAAGATTACTTGTTCTGTCAGAATGTACGTAAGATTGGCTTGAAGGCATGGTTGTGTCCTTGGATGCACTTGCAGCATGCTGGCTTCTATACATTTGGTGGTAAGCTCCCAGCTCTTGCATCAGTTGGTGCATCAGCAACAGCAGATCCTTCTCTCCTTGGAAAGAACAAGAAATGAAATTAAGTGAAGCTACTATTAACATCTTGAAGAATTATGCAACGATTAATCCTTCAATCCTTGTTAAACCTGGTAGTACGTTGCAGACGATTGCCCCAGCTTCTCGGGCAATCTTTGCAAAGGCATCTGTTGAGGAGTCATTTCCTCAACAGTTTGCTCTGCACGAACTATCTACATTCCTTGGTGTTATCTCATTGTTCAAAGAACCTGAACTTGAGTTCACCGACAAGCAATTGAAGATCAAATCAGACAAGCAATCTGTTAGCTATGATCTTGCAGAGCCATCAATGGTGATTGCTCCTCCTGATCGTGAGTTTGTTTTTCCTGCTGATGCAGAGATTGAGTTTGATATCACATCAGATGATATCTCTCGATTGATTCGTGCTGCAGGTGTATTGAAACTTCCTCATGTAGCAATCTGGAGCGACAATGAGCGTGTTATAAAGGTCTCAGCATTTGACCAAAGTGCAAAGACAAAGAACACATTTGACATTGTCGTTGGAACATCACCACACGACTTCAAGATGATTTTGCAGATTGACAACCTTGTCAAAATTATGAATAATGCTTATAATGTAAAGGTATCATCAAAAGGTATGGCATGCTTCCAGTCCGATAAGATGACATACTACATTGCATGTGAAGCTAACTCAAAATTTACAAAAGGTGAATAATGCTTGAAGAATTCTTGTGGGTTGAAAAGTATCGCCCAAAGACTATCAACGATTGCATACTTCCTGAACGTCTCAAAGAGACGTTCAACTCTTTTATAGCACAAGGGAATATTCCTAACTTGTTGTTGACAGGTGGTCCTGGTATTGGTAAGACGACTGTTGCAAGAGCAATGCTGGAAGAACTTGGTTGTGACTATATTATTATCAATGGGAGCTTAAATGGAAACATCGACGTCCTCCGTAACGACATCACACAGTTCGCGTCTACAGTATCTTTCGCTGGTGGACGAAAGTACGTTATACTTGATGAGGCAGACTATCTCAATGCCAATTCAACACAGCCTGCCCTCAGAAACTTCATGGAAGAGTTTTCAGGGAACTGCGGATTCATTCTTACTTGCAACTTTAAGAACAGAATTATCGAACCGTTACATTCTCGGTGCTCTGTCGTAGAGTTCAAAATAAATAATGAAGACAAGCCACAGCTTGCGGCAAAATTCTTCAAGCGTGTTCTTGGTGTGCTGGAGGCTGAGAATGTCACTTATGATAAAGCTGTTTGCGCTGATCTTGTATCTAAACATATGCCTGATTGGCGTCGTGTTCTTAATGAACTACAGAGATACTCCTCGACTGGACGAATAGATTCTGGTATCCTTGTCAACTTCTCAAATGACTCGTATAACAAGCTCGTTGGGTTCTTGAAGGCAAAGAACTTCAAAGACATGCGTCTATGGGTTGCTGAACAGAACGAGACAGACAACAGTGTTATCTTCCGCAAGATGTATGATGCTGCCTATGAGTTTGTCAAGCCATCAGACATTCCACAACTCGTTCTTCTGATTGCTGACTATCAGTACAAAGATGCATTTGTTGCTGACAAGGAAATCAACCTCGTTGCATTCATGACAAACTGCATGATGGAGCTTGAATTTGTCTAATCCATTTGAGTATGTAAACGCAATCAACGCTCACAAAGACATTATCAGACAGTCAGAGAATCCTGATCTGTCTGAGAAACTGTATTCACCATTCCATGTTAACAAGGCAATGTCATATTTTCCTGAGACAATTTTGTATGCAAACGAGATGAATATCCACCATTCTCTCGATAAAAAGCTACAAAACGACTATTACCTAAATACAACGCGTGCTGGGAAGAGGTTTTCTAAATGGCACAAAAAGGATGAAAATGGTGATATTGACTGTATTCAAGAATACTACAAGGTAAGCTATGTTAAGGCTGTTGAGATTCTCAAAGTTCTTACCCAACAGCAAGTAGACCTTATAAAAACAAGAATAATAAAAGGTGGAATAAATAATGAACTTCGATTTAAACACACTCGTGGAGGTGAGACTTAAAAATTCAGAAGACTTCTTAAAGGTAAAAGAAACTCTCTCTAGAATTGGTTTGGCATCAAAAAAAGACAACACTCTATATCAATCATGTCATATCTTGCACAAGCAGGGAAGATATTACATCGTGCATTTCAAAGAACTATTCCTGCTTGATGGAAAGCAAGCTGATCTTTCTGAAGGTGATATTGGAAGAAGAAATAGAATCGCTGCTCTGTTGGATGAATGGGAATTGATCGAGATTGTAAACTACGATATGATTGACGAAAACATGTCACCTCTAAATCAGGTTAAAATTATCCCTTACAAAGAAAAAGCTAAGTGGAATCTCGTGACAAAGTACACAATCGGGAATAGATAATGACTATCCTTTTAAATGATGAATATGTGAATATCCCTTGGGATGATATTGTAAGAGTTGAACCTAATATTCCAGGACAAGAGGATATATTCTCTGTGTTCTGGATTCTAGGAAGGTTCTGCAATTACAGTTGCTCTTATTGTTATGACTTTGGACATACAGATAAACTAGATCATCTTCCGTTCCAAACATATATCGAAGCTGTCGATATGATTAAATACAAGGCAAGGGAAATAGGATATAACAAGTTTTATATCAACTTCTCTGGTGGCGAGCCAACAGCATATAAAAGATTTCATGAGCTCGTAAAGCACTATGTCGATGATCCACAATCAGATGCAAACATTGTAGTTCTTACAACCAATCTGAGTCCATCTATCAAGTGGTGGCAAAAACTAATCGACATTGTTGGTGCAGAGAATCTAAGAATCACTGCTAGCTTCCATCATGAGTTTGCAGACTTTAATGAGTTTACTGAGAAGGTGTTATATCTTCATGACCACAATGTTAAGGTAAACATTAATCAGGTTATGGAAGGCAAACACTTTAATGATGGTTTGGATAGACTTGAGAAATGGAATAAGCTGCAATTGAGTGCTACTGCAAAGGCACAAAAGAACAAGCAAGGCAATCGCATCATGTACAGCAGCTACACTGATGAGATGCTAGAGATATTGAAACGTAGCAATACAAGAATCGATAGTTCACAAAACAACCAGCTTGTACAACAAGACGTTCTTTTGACAGCAAAGGATGGTTCTATCTACTATCTTGATGAGTCTGAACGATTCAACAATGTTCAAAAGAATGTGTTCACAGGATGGAAATGTCATGCAGGACATAGCAGCATTGTGATTAAGCAAGATGGAATTGTTCGTAGAGCACACAGTTGTAGCAACGAGATTCTAGGAAACATCCAGGTTGATTTTGATCTGTTTAAAACACCATTGCCATGCAAGTCAAAGATATGTGTTACAAGCACAGACACAAAAATAACCAAATGGAGAGAGCCTGATGGTCCTCCAATTGGCACGTTAAAAGACTCA